TTGTAATTTACGTTTCCTGGTAAATCAATCTCATTATCACGAACCAACCTAAGGATTTTCTCGTATAAATTCGTACCCAAAGTTTCTTGAACAAAGATTATTTGAGCCTGCTGAATCCCGTATCGAAGCTCTGAAGAGTCAACGTTAGCATCAATTGGTGCATTGTCCTTGAGCTTTTGCTCGGAAATTAAGAGTACGTTATAAATCATATCAATGTTTGGTTTTGCTCAATTGTTAAATCAACAGTTTCGTTCGGATACATCAATTGAATCACATCATTTAACTGACCAACAATGAATTCCTGCATCGGCTTGACCGTTGTGTTCATAAATAGTTTGTAGGTGGTATCCAATTGCTCAGCTGAGCTGCTAAAGCCCTGCGGATTTGGGAGTCCAATTATTGAGCCGTCAACTACCTGGTGGGCTGCGAGTATGTTTTCTCTCACAAGGTCAAAAATTTCAGCATATCCCCCCTGTTGAATTGAAGGCTGAATTTGTGTGATTTCTGGTTTCTGGTCGCTACCCCAAGATACGATTATTCTGCCGGCATTTTCAGCTCCGGTATAGCGCTGCTCCAGACGAGATAAAATATTCTCCTGTTCATTCTGTGAGTCGGGGGCATCAACAGGAAAGTGAATAAATAATGACGGACTTGCCCCGACTTGAATTTGGCTTAAATTAAACTGCGAAATCGCCCTAGATAGACGTATGTCCAACATCGCGGACAAATACTCTGGAACGCCATAAAAAAGATAGCCAGGCTGGTAGTTTTTAATATGTACAATCTGCCGGTCAGTAAAGTTGTTTGGGTCAAATTCCTTGAACTCAACAATACCGGCCTTACGCCAGTTAGCCCAGTCATGACAGAAATACCAAGTGTCCGTATAAAGCTCTGTATCTGCAGGTTGCCCAGCACGCATATATTTTGAAGGTATTACGTGAAATCCAGAGATGCCTTGGCTACGGTCTTTTCGCCAGATAACTTCAAGGAATAAATTGCCTGTCACCACATACTCGAAGAACATCTGTTTGATAATTTCATTCAGCTTTTCCTTATTGTTGATTTTGTAGTTTTCAGTGAAACCTCTTCCAGCAGCGTTATTAACAATGGATTGTATACAACCATGATGTATTGGTGAATAATCCGTATAAAGATACCAACGTTCTATTTCCATGTTGTCTAGACCCCACCTTACAAAAGGTTCTCCGCGATGTCTTTTTTCAACAAAACGGTCGGTGTGGTCTACACCAAAATTTAAACTATCAATTTTGAGCATTATCTGAATCGTATATTACATAATTATTTGATTGGCCTGAGTAGGTAACGGGGATGTTCTGGTTGACGCCAATCATGTTGACCAGAGTTTGATAAACCAAACCTTGAGATAAGAGGGGGGAAAGATTGCTCGTTGAAGTTTGTTGATAAACTTCCAAGGCATATTCCCCAGGAATTAAATGCACATTTGTTTGTCCGCAAGCTGTTGTCCCCGTTAATACCTCTGGTATTAAATCATTGATATCAATGCAAAACAAATCATAGGCAGGCTTATAAGAAACTGAAGGTAAAATCCTAAACGGAATAAATCTGTATTCTTCAAGCGATAATTTGTGTACCAATTTCCATAGAAAAACTGGATTGCTAATTGTAGCATTCCTTGAACATACAGCTGCTGCTTGGTTGTTTTGATTTTGGTACAGATAAATCATATTAATATACGTTTCTACCTAGTGATGTTTGATAATCGTTTATTATATCACTCAAAGTCGATACCTCACTTGAGGTCATACCTGAACCGATGAAACAGAATCCCTGTCTGTTGTCAGAGAAATATTCTGCGTTATTTGCAGTGTGCTCAGCATAAAGATAAATGCTATTTCCAGCATAAACATCCAAGGATTGAGTTGCAGTTTGAGTTGCGATATTTGTTCCATCTCTATACAATTTACGTAAGCTTGAACTTTCGGCTGAACCGATTGTCATACCAGATGCACTTGATTCTGAAGTTGTTTCTGCACGTCCATTCGGATATGTACCTTGGTCGAATAATGTATTGTTACCAAAACCTGAAGTTCTTTTCGCTGTCAAATTAAACATGTCGTTCAAGTCAACTCCAGTGCCTGGGTTATTAAGACCCAAATCATAAATTCTATTTGATACTGTACCTTGTAAGTTGATATAAACACCAGCTGAATGTGCAAGTCCTGGATATGCACTACCGATATCGAATCCAGTATCCGCATAACCATTTGTACCGTTTCCTTGAACACCATATTCATTATGCGTTACCCCACCATTGAAAGTTAAATTGTAACCATTTCTGGCATCCAATGCATGTGAAGCAGCAACCCCTCCAATATATGGATACATTGCGTAAATTTTGTTCCAAAGACCATTTGATACAATGCTCGTAAATAACGTTACGGTTGAAGCTGATACTGAATCAGTGATACCAGTTCCGCCGTTTTGGACAACAGCTTCAAGATAAGCATTTGCTTCAGTGGTACCTGATGGTATTGCGCTTGCAGTTGGTGTCGGAGTCGGAGTAGTTGTCGTAGTTGGAGTTGGGGTGTTAGTTGAAGTAGGCGTAGGGGTTGGCAATACTGGTTGAACTCCAAAATCAAAACCACCTTCGGCTATTATGTCTTGCTCACAGCCAAAAATTGTAGCAGGGGTTGTATCCCATCTCCAAAATCTATTATCATCTGAATCAATTTCTGTAGAACCTAAATATCTTGACCTAGAAACTTTCCATTGATAAAATCCACTTACTATACCTTCAAATTCACCTACAACATAAACCTCTTTATCAAAATTTAATAAAGGAGCAGCTTCCTGCCAACCAGCAGCATAATTTATAATTGCAGTATAAATATCTCCAGTTTGAACAGTTGGAATTTCAACACAACAATCTACTTGAAAAGCCAAATTGGTGTCATATCCTGGGTAATCAACACCATTCCAATTAACCGACCACGTTAATCCGGAAATGCTTTGGTTGCTTTGAGCAAAAATATTGTATATTGCAGTTGCATCTGATGGAGTTATCGGGGCTGGAGTATTCGTTGGGGTTGGTGTTTGAGTAGTTGTATTTGTTGGGGTATTGGTAGGCGTTTCTGTATTTGTCGGAGTAGGTGTATTTGTTGGGGTTTCCGTGTTAGTTGGCGTAGGAGTATTTGTTGGCGTTTCTGTATTGGTTGGAGTAGGTGTATTGGTTGGGGTTTCCGTGTTAGTTGGCGTAGGGGTATTAGTAGGGGTCTCCGTATTCGTAGGAGTCGGAGTATTAGTTGGGGTTTCCGTATTTGTAGGAGTTTGCGTAGCCGTATTTGTAGGAGTATTCGTAGGCGTCTCGGTAGGCGTCTGAGTCGGTGTTTCTGTTGGAGTATTTGTGGGTGTCTCTGAGTTAGTAGGAATAGGAGTTGAAGTAGGCGTAGCAGTATTTGTTGGCGTTTGAGTAGGGGTTCCGGTTTGAGTATTTGATGGGGTGTTACTTGGGGTTTGACTTGCAGTATTACTTGGCGTATTTGTTGGAGTATTGGAAGGGGTATTTGTTGGAGTTTGCGTAGGCGTTCCAGAAGGAGTATTGCTTGGAGTACCCGTTTGAGTTTGGGTAGGGGTAGCGGTATTTGATGGCGTTACACTTGGCGATGCTGTAATCGAAGGTGTTGGGCTCGGACTTGGCGGAAATAGACTTTCATATCTTCCAATGATATCCAAAATAGCACGATTTTCTCCGAGGTAATCGGAAAATTTCTTATTAAAAAAGGTTTTATTTGCCATTAATTGTCAGTGTTTCCGCTAAAGAATTGAGTGAAATAATTTTCAGTACCTCCGGAAACCGGAACATAAGGACCACACCAATTAATTAAAGACAATTGTTTAATCCATAAAAAATCTGAGTTAACACAATTGTCAATTTCTTGTTGAGAAATTATCCAATTTCCATCACAATCTTTAATTGGATAAAAATAAGATACTGGTTCATATAGCTGCCCCCTCAAAGAATCAGCTTGTAGTTCTGAAATTATTGCAACCTTTTCCATTTAATTATTTGTTTGCCCAGAAAAGAACTGTGTGAAATAATTTTCTGTTGAACCAGAAGTAATTGGGGGAATCCAAGAGCATAGGTTTATGTTGCCTTCAAGAGTTATGATTTCCAATTTTTGAGCCTCAGTCAAACACTCGATTATTTCATCTTTAACTACAACACCATAACCAATTTGAGTTTGCTCTCCAGTTTCTAAATTGAACTCACATATTGTGTTTGGATTTGCCATCCAAGTCAATGTGAAACCATCTTCAGAAGGCCATCCCTTGCATTGATTTATTTCATTAATTAACTGCTCAGCTGAATTAGAGCTTGCGTATACAATATATTCCATATTACCAACCACTATAATTCCATTTATTTTTTAGATATGTTAAAACATTATTACTTTCAGTTGTAGTTAAAACCTTACCATAAACAATAATTTCACCAATGTAACCTAGCATAGGCGCATCACCATTATTATTTGCCCCAAGTGAAATCACATTTACAGTATCTGGGCTTGATTGACCCTGGGTAAATGTATAAGTTAAATCATTCATACTTCCAGAGAAACTTCCAGCAGTAGTACCTGAAACAAATCCATACATATAGCTATTTTTAGTACCTAAATTGGCTGGAGATTCCCATTGCCATGTCATAGAGTTAGAATCTGCTCCAAGTAGGATTCTTTGAAACTGAGCTTCCACTGATTTATATGCTCTGTATTTTCCAACAAATACTGGAGGTGTTTGGTCAGTATAATTAAATAACAAATCATTACTTCTTCCATTAGCAATTCGCGCTATGAAGAAATAGGTAAATCCTGAATCAGTGAATGATGTTCCCGTGGTTCTAGCGACATAATCACCACCATCAAAATAAACATAAGTATTTGCACTCCAAGCAGCTAATGATGTGCCTCCAGTAAATAATGGTTGATTTGAAGCACTTGTTTGAATTAAATTATAATTATTTCCAGATTTGTCATTCCATCTTTCAATAAAATCTGTTCCGCTTCTTAAAGTAATTGTACTTGAGTCAGCAGCATCATACCAAGTTCTTAATTCTGAAATGCTTGAAGGAGAGAAAACGCTGGTTGTAGCGGATGGTGTTGGCGTTGTTGTTAACGTAGTCGTAGGCGTATTTGTTGGGGTAGCCGTTGGAGTAGCCGTCAATGTAGTTGTTGGCGAAGGTGTTTGTGTCGGAGTTTCCGTATTTGTTGGGGTAGCCGTTAAAGTAGTTGTAGGAGTCGGAGTTTGAGTTGCCGATGCTGTAATTGAAGGGGTTGGAGTATTTGTTGGAGTAGCCGTTAAAGTTGTTGTTGGTGTCGGAGTAGGAGTTTCCGAAGCCGTAATTGAAGGGGTCGGAGTAGGAGTGTTTGAAGCTGTCGGACTCGGTGTTGGTTCGATAACAGGTTCTGGCAAATTATTAACGGAAATTATGCTCTGCCAAACGGGCATCTTGTGCCTATTCTCTTGCAGAGATTTTAGAGCTTCGTTATAATCAAATTTTTTGTCTTTTTGAACAATTCGTTCAGGGACTACAGGTCTATAGTTTCGTCCGTTCCACTTCATATTTTTAAATATTTGAATAAAGAGGGTGGGAAAAAACTCCCACCCTCATGACACATATAATGATTGGATTACGCCTGTACAGTAATACCTGTAAAGAGCGCAGCCAAGGTTGAAGTTACGAGTAACTCCTGTGAAGCATTTGGCTCACCGCCGACCATAGTCAAAGCTGAGATACCATTTAAATCACCATAAGCCGTACCGGTCTGGATTGCACCAGCGGTAACCAAGCCACCATTTTCCCAAGCGAAACTCCAGTACCTATCGTTGTTATCAAGAACGACCGCAAAGATGTTATTCTGAGCAACCAAATTCTGGAATACGTTACGTAGGTCTTGTGTAAGTTTAGGAAGATTTATAACCAAAGTTGGTTCAAAAACGACAGACTGAGCAGTTGTATTTACCGTGATTCCTTCTGTGAAAGAAGAACTCTGCTTAACCAATTCAAACTTGTAAAAAGTTCCTGAACCAGAAGCACTGATAATTTGCTCGTCACCGTTTTGAGTCCAACCAGAAATGTTATTCCCAACATTGCCGAGAATCCATATTGTTTTTACACCACCAACTGACGCATTACGACAGTCGAGCGTATAACCTGAAGAAATAAAACAAGACATATTTTTATTAAATTTTTGTTTTTAGTTTATCCAGCACGGAAGAACGAATCAACCGAGAAAACTCCAGTTCCGTAGGTAGCGTGCATGTTAATTTTGATGATATCTTCGAACGGGTCGTACATAGCTTTAGTGGTCATCATCTCTGCGTTCATACCAATTTGAATGTATTGAGCAGGACCTCCGATTACTTTGCTTTGTCCAGTCAAACCTTGAGTTGGGATAACTCGAACGTTCGATGCAGGAAGCATAACACCCCAATCTTGACCTGATGCAGCATCAGCAGAATTGAAATCAAACAAGTTAACATAGCTGTTATTTCTCATGGACGCAACCAATGCACGGTAGTCAGCATAACCACAGTAGATTACCAAGTCGTCTCTGTGAAGAACGTTCTCAGGAATTGCCTGGTAGTAGGTTGTGAATACGTCAAGACCGTTTGT